AAGGAATCTTTCACCGCATTCGTTTACTAACCGGTTCGTCTCTGGACTCAGCAAGTCTAATAGACCAATGTTTTAAAATCAAAGAACCCATTATGATTATCAACGGAAATAAATTACAGACTCTTGACGAACAAAGTGAATATAAAGGATTGAAGAATTTACTTCTGACAATCGCGCATCTTTATCGTAATTCCAAAGCACATAAACTTAAATACTACAATCCAGATAGTGTTCATGATGCCTTAACCGCTTTAACTCTTATGTCCCTCGCTCACAATCTCCTTGACAACTGCACTAATACTAGGAGACTTGATTAGTAGATTATAAAATTCTATAGTCACCTCAGCTAATCTAATTGTTTCTTTATCTATGGGACTATTGTAGCCCTCAAGGTGATGAAGCCTTTCTGTCAACTGCTCTGATAAGTATTCTGTTTGCCTAAAGATAGATTTATGAAGACGAGTAATTGGTTTTAGCAACTCGATTTCATCATAACTTAATATTTTTTCAGTTTCCTCTTGAGTTACTTCTGCTATTTTTTCCATACCAGAAATATCAACATTAACATACGGCTGTTCCATTATCGTTCCCCCTTGTTCTACTTTCCAGCGCCCTGAGTTCAATCTCATGGCTGACTTGTTTCAATAGCTTCTCACATGCTATTTTAGCTTCTCTGTACGTTGTAGATTCGCTGATGAAGTAATCAGCTAGTTCAATGACTTTATCTTCCATCCCCAACACCTACGCTGGTTTAACTGTGTTCAGTTCCTTAATTTCCATCTTGGTATTATGTGATGGTTCCCATGATTCCCAATAAGTAAAAGCCTTCTCTTCGTCCTTCTTCTTCAGTAGGTCATATCGTGGAATCCTAAAAAATTCTTTGAAGTCTTTAGCTGCCTGACGGAATACCTTGCCAGCAAAAGAACGGTCTTTGTAAGCTTGGCTATCCTTACCGCCAAGAGCCTTGATGACTTTCACTTTTCTTAAATTTTCAAGCTCCAGACAGATAGATGGGTTGACAGGTTGCTCATTTTTTAGATAATCAACATCCCCTGCTAAAACTTCCTGATTTTGCTTTAATTCTTTTTGAGTTTGTAGAACCTGAATCAAGATATCTTCTTGAGTCAGTTCGCTTGGTTGCCTTTTAACTACTTCATGCGTCATAAAATTTCTCCTTCCAAGATTTGATTGCCTTTATTTCTGATTTTTTGCAAATCCGTAAAGAAGCGGATGCCTCGATTGACGAAACTGTCGAACTCCTGACCAGCAACACCGTCCGTATGCAGGACTTTTTCTTCATCTGCGTAGATGAGACCGCCCATATTGGCAAGAAAATCATTCCCTTTCTGGATAAGGCTAAGGATATTCTTGTAGGAGGCGATTTTTTTCTGGTAGTCGTTCAACTGCCCTTGAGATTGCTGGATGGCTTTTGTCAATTCGTCGTACTTATTTGATTTTTCATCCACTTCTGCGCGTTGAGCGTAGAGGTCTTTTAATTGCGCTTCAAGAAAAGCATTCCTTTTCTCTGCTGACTTAGCACGCTCTTCTAGTTTTTGACAATTCTGGAGGGCTTCCTGATAGTCTGCTGGCATAACAGGAACTTCTTTCACGATTTCCTTAGTCGGTTCTTGCCCCTTTTGCAGTTCCATTATTTTTCTTTTAGCTGCAGAAAATTTTAACTTCAAATCTTGCAATTCTCTGACCGTTGGATTATCACCTTGCTCAATCCTGTTAATTTGAGCTTGTTTCTCTTCTTCTGGTAGGGTTGCGATGAGATAAAGAGCTGATGACCCTAAATCTGACAACGTTGTCAGATTTGGTAGTTGTTTAGCAACTGTCATCATTCTGTTTGCTTCCCGATAATGGAAGCCAATCTTATCAAGCCATCGTCCGAACTGCCCATGAGTCAAATTATGCTCCTTAACGTGATTTAGTCGTCTACCGATTTCCCAGATTGACTGCCCTGCAATTTGTTTGTGATGATTGATTTCTAGTTCAATCTGATTGAGATTGTTTGATAAAGTTATTTCATTCACTCTCTAATTCCTTTCTTAATTGTGAATCGTTCAAAGAAATCTTAGAATCTAGTTCATCCACTTTCTCAGCAATATACGTCACGATCCTCAATATCTCGTTGAGGGCTGTTCTTTCTAGTTCGTTCATCTTCCCTACTCCTTTCTCAAATTACCATTGGTATGCGCCTGACTTTGTCGGGTGCTTTTTTGGTTTTAATTACATTGTTACGGTAAAACCGCAATATCAGTCAAAAAAATAATATCATCCACTGATACTTCAAAAACATTAGCGATTTGATACGCTTTTGAAACACTTGGCTCTGTTATTCCACGTTCCCAATGCCCCCATGTATCAACTGAAACATTTACAGCTGCTGCTGCATCACTTTGTCTCCAATTTTTGAGTGTTCTTAGTGTTTTTAAAGTCATTTTTTGCACATTCCCACCTCCTTATCTTAATTCATCTATGCTGATCTCCAACGCATCAGCAATTTTTTTTACAGTATCAAAGTATAAATCTTTTACCTCTCCATCTCTTAAACGATAGATACCAGCTGTTCCGATTCCCGCTTTTAAACAAAGTTTATAAACTGTCCAATTTTTCTCTGAAAGTTTTTCAGAGATTTTATCCCAGAGCATATCTGTTTTTCTCCTTATCTAACTTTATTTTTATAGTTTTTACGCTTATATATGCCATTGCACTATATATTGTGTTAGTTATTGATTTTCACTCCTTTATTACACTATATATTGACAAACATTGTCTTTTATCATATAATATATCTTGACTAAGACCTCTCCCGTTTTAGTCAAAACTTCAGCAGAAAGGAGGTTCAAAAAATGAGTAAGCTTAGCCATAAGCCAAACCACGTTGTTAAGAAACTAACCTGGGAAAATCTCGATAATATTCTATTATCTTATTTTTCAGAGTCGACTACTGATAAACCTAGCGCAGTAATTCAGTTATCTGATTTTGAAATGTCTAAAGCTGAAATTATCGAAGAAGCAACTGCTCAAGGTTATCAAGTTATCGATAATTCTGATGGTTATTTAGAGTTTCTATAGCGGATTTTAAAGATGATATATTTGTACGATTTACATCGATATCTCTTTTCAACTTAGCAATCTGTTCGTCGGATTGCTTTTTTCTTTTCCCACTATACGGATATCGTCTTGGTCTCATTTCCTCACCCCCTTTCAAATGTGGTATAATCAAAATAAAACGATTGGAGAGAATAAATATGAAGACTGCTAACATTTCATTCCATGGTGCATTTAACCAGCCAGTAAAATTTGAATATCCTGAACATTGCCCACATTGCGGAAAAAGCATCTCGCCTGAAAGAATACATGTTTCAGACAGTGAGGACAGCTACTCTAGAGGAAATGCTCGATTTGTTGTTACTTTTCGCTGCTCACGTTCAACTTGTAAAAAATACTTTGCTGTTGAGTATATTTTTGATTCTATATCTAAACCTTGTTCTATTGCTGAATACAGCTATCGCCCACCTATCAAGGTTAAACTCCCTGAAAATATAGAGAAAGTTTCTCCTGTTTTTGTTGAAATTTATTCTCAAGCTACAATTGCAGAAAGAGAGACGTTAGACCAAATAGCAGGTGTCGGCTATCGTAAAGCAGCAGAATTTCTCATAAAAGATTACGCAATCGCTAAAAATAAAGACGATGAAGAGAAAATCAAAACAATTATGCTTGGACAAGTAATTTCTACATACTTAAACGATTTTCCAAAAATTCAAGCCTTGGCAAAATCTGTTGCCTGGATAGGTAATGATGAGACTCATTATGTCCGCAGACACGATGGTAAAGATATCGATGATTTAAAGAAGTTCATTCTCTCGGCGGCTCAATTTATTGCTGCTGATTACGATGCAGATGAAGCATTACTTTTTACATCTTCTTCTGACTGAGACAATTTAGAGTCAATCTCGTCCACTTTCTCAGCAATATAGGTCACGGTCCTCAATATCTCGTTGAGGGCTGTTCTTTCTAGTTCATTCATTCCACTACTCCTTATCTTTTTTATCACATCGGTATTCCACTATCTTACGAATAGTGAAAGATACAATCACAAATCCTGCTAGGATTATCAATCCAGTTTCTTCACTCATTGCTTTTCACGGCAAATGATGGTACACTATCAAGTAGAGGTTGGGGCGTCGCCCCTTTCTCTACTTTTTGTTTTGAAGTCTACGTTTGTGTTCTAATATTTGTTTGTGCCACAAACGTGCTTCTCTAACTAAGCCTAGTACCAAGATGACGGTTGCAGTGTCCTTGGTTGCTAGGCTTTTTATGATGTGTTCCATCATTCGCCTTACCTCCTTTTCCCTAAGCTTGATTATATTATACTGCGGTTAAACCGCAATGTCAAGTGTTTTTTGCGTTTTTTTCGCAATTTTTTATTTTATTCTTTACTTTTTTGCGTTTTTGCCGTAAAATATACTATGTAAGGAGGGGCGGAAATGAAAGTCGAAAACAAAGAAATTTTTGCCAATAATCTAAGTTTTTACATGGAGCAAAAAGGAGTAGACAGAAATACATTATGTGCAGACTTGGATTTGAAATACACTACAGTTCGCGACTGGCTAAAAGGAATAACTTATCCTCGGATTGGTAAAATTGAACTTTTAGCAAACTATTTTAATATAAATAAATCTGACCTTATCGAAAACAAAATCTCTACTGCTCAACCGTCAGACTCCCTTTTAGAAGAAATCACAAACACAGCTCGAAAATTAAACACTGACAATAAAAAAATTGTGCTACGAATGTCTGAGGATCTTCTGAAAGAGCAAAACGAAGAAGAAACGAAGATAAACGAAGTATCGGAGAAAGTTGTTCAATTCTATGGTTACGACTACTACGACCACGCTACTTCTGCTGGTACTGGGCAGTATTTGAACGATGTACGAGTGGAGCGGATTGAGTTGCCAGTGGATGTTGATGCCGACTTTGTTATTCCGATTAAAGGTGACTCCATGGAGCCTGACTATCAAGATGGAGACCTAGTGTTTATCCAGACAAGTGTTGATTTGAATGATGGTGTTATCGGAGTGTTTAACTACAATGGAGAGGCATATATCAAGCAGCTTGTCATTGATGAAGACCAAGCTTACTTACACAGTTTAAACCCAGAATACAAGGACATGCCAATCACACCAGAGACAGACTTCCGAATTATCGGCGAAGTTGTAGATTTGTATAGAGAAAAATAAGAAGGTGAAAACAATGAAAGAAATAATTTATTTAGATACAAAACTAGTCAATTCATTGTTAGCTCAGCAAAACTCAGGTCTGATAACTAAGTTAGTGAACGAGGATGCTGAGAGTGATTCTAGGACCGAAGGAACTACCGAGCAAACAACCACATCTAGTGACGTCGGCCTCTCTGCCCTATTAAAAGCAGCAGGAAGCTATTCTAATACTAATGTTGATAGTTACAACTTTGTATTTTCTAAGTCAAATAAAAATCTAGTAGAAACTGCTCTTGATGATTATTCGTTAGATTTGCTTATCACTGGTCTTGAGGCGAAAGAACTTATAAAACATAGCGATTACCAAGATGGTGACTTAATTTCTGTATCTGGAGAGTTGACGGTGTTTAATTTTGAACAATTAGCAAATACAAGCGATTTAGAAGAAATAGAATTTTTACTTCCTGGATACGATGAATTTAAATCGCTACAATCAGAATTGAGGAAAATAAAGAGCAAAGACAAACACCTACCTAAGAATAAACAAATCCAAAAAGAACTTTCCAGGAACAGTTGGAATAACTTTGAGATGATGAAGCATGTGTCTTCTTACTTAACAAAGTTATTGCCTGACACAAATCTAATCAAAATTAGTAATACCTTCAGCATACTTCCGCTTGAATTTCTTCGAGTTCAGAGTGTTCAGCTTAGTTTTATGCAACTAGGAAAAAGGAAAATAAAAATGCTAGGTATCTGCTCTTCAATTTTTGACGAACAAATACCTAGCGATTTCTCACATATGAAAGATAGTAACTTGATGTTGAGGTACGCTCCAACAACAATCTTGAATATTATGCTTGGTTCTTTTGGGATGGTAAACAAAGATGATCACCTCGTAAGACCTATTGCTATTTATTTCGAGGACGAAATAGATGTCCATAACGCTGATTAAAGAACTCTTTTTTTAAAGTGAGTTCTTCCTCGCCTGTTTTAATATCCATGCGGACTCTATCAGCAAACTCCCTGTGGCGCAATTCCATCTCTTTTTTAGAATGCTCCATCTTTTGACGCTGTTGATTGATGTGAGTAAAAAAAGAAAACATATTATCGCACCACCTTTCATCACTATTTTACAACGAACAATAGTAAAAATCAACTGTTTCCATTTTGGAAACAACTCAAAAAAATCCCCACACTCTCCATCGCCAAACTTTGAGTGTGAGGATTAGCGTTATAAGAAACAACCATTAAAAAGGTCGTTTTCTTATACCCATTTTATCAAGAAATGAGGTAAAAATCAATGGAAATAAAGTCTTATAAAAAGAAAAACGGCGAGACGGCTTATGGTTTTAGAATCTACGTCGGAAAAGAAAACGGAAAAGACAAGTATATAAAACGAAGAGGATTTACTACAAAGGCTAAAGCAAGGGCAGCACTACTTCAACTTCAGGATGATATTGAGAGTGGTGAGCAAAGCAGGAAAGAAATCACGGTTGAGGAAATCGCAAAAAAATGGCTCAAAGATTATTCTGAAACCGTACAAGAAAGCACCTATATCAAGACATCTAGGAATTTCAAGAATCACATCTATCCAGCTTTCGGCAATAGAAAGATAGCCACGATAACACCGCTTCAAATGCAGGAACAAGCTAACGAGTGGTCGAAGAAACTGGTCTATGGGCGTAAGTTAAAGGGGTTGATGAATAATGTTTTTAAGTATGCAATCAGACATGGTTACATTGATACCAATCCAGTAGACAGTGTGATTACATCAATAAGAAAAAAATCAGATAACAAGAGCGACTTCTATAGCAAAGACGAACTTCAAAAATTTTTAAAACTTGTCTCCAAAACAAAGGATCTAGAGAAGATAACTCTATTCCGTCTTCTGGCCTTCACAGGGGCACGAAAAGGGGAGATTTTAGCCCTTGAATGGAATGACTGGACAGATAATACTATTGACATAAATAAGGCCATTACAAGAGGTTTTGCAGGCGAAGAGATAGGCAACACCAAAACGGTAAGCAGTAATCGACTAATCAGTCTGGACAAGAAAACAAAAAGCATTTTAAAAAAATGGAAAAAGCAGAATCCAAATACCAAATACATTTTTGAAAATGAATTTAAAAAGCCAATTCCAAGCACTCTGCCCAGAAAGTGGCTTATCAAAATTGTGGAAGGCAGCGACTTGCGTCCAATTAAAATCCATGGATTCAGACATACACATGCCAGCCTTTGTTTTGACGCTGGTATGACTTTGAAGCAAGTCCAACATCGGTTAGGACATTCCGACTTGAAGACGACCATGAACGTTTATACTCACATAACTAAGCAAGCAAAGGATGACATCGGAGAACGCTTTGCCAATTATATTAATTTTTAAACGTTACAGACCTTCTTCAAAAAGAGGGTCTGTTTTAGGGTCTGCCTTTTTCGCAAAAGAATACCAAGGAATACCAA